GAACTAGCTGAAAAGAAGTTCACAGAAGCAGCCATGACCCATGCTGCTAACTATGTTTTAAGGGCTTCTGATAACCCTCTCGTCCGCTCTAATCTGTCATGGACACTTCGTACTACAGGACGCTTCTACAGGGCTACAGAGGACTTCTACCGCCGTGTATTCCGTCTTAAAGACGTAACACCACAGGTACTTTACCGTATGCGCCTAGCACACCTAGGCTTGCAGTCTAATGGATTCATCCATCCAGACCAGAACGGTGATCCATACCTAGTAATGCCAGCAGATAACATTATCTTTGCTGCATTCAACTCTGCAGGGGCTGCTTTGACAGGCAATCCTGATGCTATGAAGCAGCCTATGTTCAATGAATTTGCTGTCAAGTTAGCCATGGGAAACCCATCATTCCAACAGGATGCTGGTCAGCCAAGCCTATCAGGACCGCTGGTTGCTGTACCTATTCTTGGTATTCAAGCCATGCTTAAAGGCTGGGGCGGAGACCTAGGAAAGCGCGTTGCTAAAGACTTAGACAACGCTGTACTAGGTAACGTTAACCAAAACCTTGACTGGACTAAAGCTTTAGTTCCTTCATCTGTTCAGCGCGTATGGGCTATGTTACCTAAGGGTGAGCAGGATCAACAGGAAGTATCCGCTGCTATGCAGGCTGTTGCCTACAATGCAGCACACGAAAACATCTTATCTCCTGCCAAATATGCAGCTCTTCCACAAGAAGAACGTGCCCGTGCACTCAAGAAGTATCAAGATAGTATTCGTATATCTGCGCATAACATCATCTTCATGCGTACATTCCTAGGACTCATCTCACCTATTTCACCTACAATGCAAGAGGGCAAAGATGTTCCTGCATATCTAAAGAATGCCGGCATCAATGGACTACGTCCTGAGTTTGCTGACATTCTTCAAGGTGTAATGCGCAACTCAAAGGGTAGAATTCAAGACCCTTATGAGGCAGCACTCATGGCATTTACAGGTAAGCACCCAGGAAAACTGGTCTATACCGTTGCCCGTGATGACCGCCAGACCAATGTCCTAGTGAATAAAACTAAGGCTACTCAGGACTGGATGCTTACTAATGGTAAAAACATCAATACTTATGGTGATGCAGCCTTTATCTTTGCACCACACACAGGTGAATACAACAGCAATGTTTACACTTGGATGCAAGCAGCCGGTCTTATGCAGCAGCGCAAGCTAGGTGACTACCTTGATGAGGTTATGATTGCTCAAGATCGTCAGAAGTATTTTGATCTCAAGGCACAGGCTGAACAACTCTTTACCAACCCATCATATAACGCTATGCAGCGTCAGCAAATTCTTGACACACTTAAGGGTAAACAGGATCAACTCAAGAAAGATAATCCTTTGCTAGAAGAGGCACTCAATAGCAAGTCATTTGGTATTGGTAAGCAGCAGAAGATGGCTGATAACCTAGCTGGAATCTTATCTGACCCTAACTTTAAGATGGATCCTGCAGTGCGTAACAAGATGGCTACAGCATTTAAAATCTATAAGCAAGGTTTAGATGCTATCCGTAATGATACAACCAGTGATGTGGTTAACTCAGGTGCATCAAAGCAAGAAGTAAAGCAGCGCGTACTAGCAGCTATCCGTGAACTTGGTGGTTCTACTGGCAGAAATGCCCCACAAGATCCTGTGTTGGCTGAAGCTTCACGCGCTATATTCCAACCAATTCTTGATTTCTATGTCCGCAATAATATGAGAGCAGGTGCTTGATGGCTAATATATTTCAAGATATACAGCAGGCTCTTGTAGGTGGATTTTCTGGAGAGGTTAGCACTAATCCAACTCCAGTTAAAAAGAATGCAAAGCCAGTAGATGTAATCTATAGTGACCCTAATGCCCTCATTAATGAGATAGTCAATAAGGCTAACCAGACTGATCCTACTGCTACAAACACTGTATTTTCACAGGCTATTAGTCCTTTGACTAATGCTGTTGTGGGTGCAATGGGCACGCTACCTGACCAGTATTCTGCTACAGCTTTTGCTCAAGACTTTGGCGGTGGCATTGGTGCCCTTACCTCTGAGATTGATCCTAAGACTCGTCGTGCTTACATTGCACAGACAGATACTGATGGCGTTAAGCATGAAGTAGCAATCATTGGTAATCCCGATGACCCTACCCAGTATCAGATTTTGGATAAAGCTACTGCCGTACAGTTAATTATTAACCAGTACAAGGCTAAACCTGGTGGTATTCAAGCTCTTAAGAATGAACTATTTGACCGTAAGATCCTCAAGGGTAATACAGGTAAAGCTTCTCTTCTTGCCAAGGATAAGATTGATGGCGGGCTTGTTGCTGCACTTCTTACTGGTGTAGATAACCTTACAGCTAGCAACTTTAACAACTCTGCTAACAAGCAATTTGATTCTCTATCTAGCTACCTAAGCGGTACTCAGGGACTTGCTGGTACACGTACCTCAATGAATTACAGCTATACTCCAAAGGATATAGCTGCTCAAGATATCACTGCATTCATTCAACAAGAACTAGGACGTGGTGCTACAGCTAAAGAAGTAGCAGATTATACCTCTGCGCTCCAGACTTTCGAGCGTGAACACCCACAGAAGTCAGTAGTTACTACAGACAGACTGGGTCTAGAGAAGAACCGAGTCACCTATACAGGTGCATCTGATGCTGACAAGATGTCAGTTAAGGTAGCTGTTCTTGCCAAAGCACTTACAGCTAAGGGAGTAAACCCAGCTTCTATCTCTGAACAAGGTGGAGCCATTGCTCAGGGAATGGATCTTCTTAAGCAGACAGCTGGAGCCTACGGGCTTGTTGGCTATGACGATGCTAAAGCCTTGAACACAATGATTGGAACTCTTAAGCCAGGTGGAGACATCAAGGCTGAGCAGGAAAAGATGAAGCAGGTAGCAAAGGTTACATATAAGAACCTTGCATCTTCCCTTGACCAAGGTCTTACAGTCAAAGATGTGGCTGATCAATACGCTTATTACAACCAGAAGATCCTTGAGAAGCCAGGGGTTACTGATGTATTTGATCCTTATATCCAGAAAGCTTTGCACAATGATGGCAAGTCTGGACTCATGAGTACCAATGATTACGTCACATATCTTAAGAACCAGCCTGAATGGGCAAAGACACAGAATGCACGTGAAGAAGCAGCAGGTTACGCTAACACTATTCTCAAGCAGTTTGGACTAATCGCATAATGGCTAAAGTAGCAATAGATGGTGGCTCAGGTTCTTCGGTTAATGCTAGCAAAACTGCTGCTCAATTAGCAGCTGAAGCTGCATATACAACTGCAGCAAATGCAGTTCAGAATACAAAGACCCCAACTCAAGCACAGATAAATGCGCTTAAAAATGCAGCAACTGCTAAAACTACAACAACCCCACCGTTGCCAGATTACGCACAGGTTGTCAAGGATGCACAAGCAGACGTAGCATCTATAGGTACAACGATTACTGACATTAATAGTAACATTGCTGATGTTAATACTGCTGGTGCAGCAGCTGGTGCCATTGCACAGAATATGGGTGGTCCAGCATGGACACCAATTACTACAGTTTCCGGTGGCTCTTCTACATCTGGTCTAACCAGTGAGCAGTTAGATGCATTTGCACTGCTTAAATCTATCTTTACTAGCTATGGTCTTGCTGAGATGGTTCCATCTATCACCAAGTTAATGCAAGCAAACGTTGGTCCTAACCAAGCGGCTCTTATGCTTAAGACAGATCCAACCTATAATGCCCCATACCTTAAGCGTTTTGCTGGCAACCAAGCACGTGTTGCTGCAGGTAAGAATGCTCTTGATGAAGCCACCTACTTGACCCTTGAGAATAAATTCCGTGAATCGCTTAGCGCATATGGTCAAGATAAGTATGCTACTCAAGATGAATTTGCTGCTCTTATTGGTAATGATATATCTCCAACAGAGCTAGGCTCACGCCTTGATCTAGCGGTAAATCAAGTTCAGAATGCTGACCCTAATATCCTTGCTACTCTTAAGCAGTTCTATCCTACTATTTCACAGGCTGATTTGGTGGGTTACTTCCTTAAGCCAGATACAGCACTTGTTGATCTTACACAAAAGGTCACAGCATCTGAAATCGGTGCTGCTGCACTACAGCAGAACCTTGCTCCTTTGAGCACAGATCGTATGCTTGAGCTACAGAAGCTCGGTGTAACCCAGGACACAGCACGTACTGGTTTCCAGAACGTAGCAACGGTATTGCCTGAGGCTAAGAAGCTCAGCAGTATCTATGGCGAAGCTGACATTAAGTACACACAACAGACTGGTGAAGAAGAGTTCCTACAAGGAACAGCATCTGCTGCGCGTAAGCGTAAGCAACTTGCTGAACTTGAGAAAGCTTCATTCAGTGGAAATAGCGGTGTAGATACAGCAAGAGGCAGTAGCCTCGCAAGGAACATGCAAGGTTCCTTCTAAATAGAATCCTGACGTGGACCAACCAGCCCCACGCAGCGTAACAAGTCTGGTAGTAGAAGCCACCATAGTTTCCCCGAACCTTGGTGAGGTCTGCGATACAACTAACAGAATGGGAGAACGGTTGCTATGGCAACAAACAACGACTGGGAACTAGATGACGACTTCGATGACGAAGATAGTCAGCCACAATCAAACGACGGAAGCGATCTTTTAAAGAAGCTTCGTAGAGCGAAGCGGGCAGATGAAAAGCGCATTAAAGAACTCACTGAGCAGCTTGAGGGTTTATCCAAGGTGCAGCGTGAACGTGTTATCAAAGAAGTCCTAGATCAAAAGGGTGTTAACCCTAAGGCAGCACGTCTTATTATGAAAGACCTAGACGATATTACCGAAGAGTCAGTATCACACTGGCTTGAAGATAATGCGGATTTGTTTGGAATTAAGACAGAGCCTCAAGTTAGCCCGGAGCAACAGCTGGACCGTGCTGCATTACGTCAGCAGGACATTGTTACTCAGAGCGCAGTATCACCCGACAAACAGATGGATGCAATGCAACGTATTAACGACGCCACTGAGGAAGAGTTAATTGCAATGATCCAATCTGGAAACTTTTAATCAACCGAACTAACATCCTCAAAGGAGGTGCAACACAATGGCTAACAACGCATATACAACTACCGGGTCCTCAACACTCGGAGGTACAGTTGGTGGTGCAGGTCTCGTACAAAAGGCGTATGATCGTCTTATCGAGTTCGCACTACGTACACAGCCACTCATCCGCCAAGTAGCGGATAAGACACCAGCTCGTCAGAGCATCCCGGGTTCATCAGTAGTATTGCAGCGCTACGTCGACTTAACTAAGAAGATCTCAACTCTTACTGAAGAAGTCGATCCAGATGCAGTAGCATTGGCGACCCCAACATACACAACCATTACATTGGCTGAGTATGGAAACGCAGTACTTGTTACACGTGCGCTCGAACTCTTCAGCCTTGCTGACGTAGATCCAGCTGTCGCTAACATCATTGCATACAACATGGCAGACTCACTCGATGATGTTGCTCAGAACGTACTACGCGGTGGAGACAATGCTCTTTACGGTGGAACACGTACATCTACAGCAACACTTACATCATCTGACGTATTCACATCAGCTCTTGCTCGTAAGGCAACAGCTAAGCTTCGTGCTAACAAGGCTATCCCACGCAAGGGTTCACTCTACTGGGCTGGTATCCACCCAGAAGTAGCTCACGATCTCCGCGCTGAAACAGGCGTAGGATCATGGCGTCAGCCACACGAATACCAGAGCAACGATGCTATCTGGGCAGGAGAAATCGGTACATACGAAGGTGCATTCTACGTAGAATCACCACGTCTGTACAACGATTATGTTGGTGCTGCTAAGTCAACATCTACAACAACAACTACTGCTTCATCTGCAGTTGGATCATATGTTCTTGCTGTTACATCTTCATCAGGTATCTTGGTATCTGACGCTGTGACAGGAACTAACATTCCATCAGGTGCACAGGTTGTTTCTATCTCAGGTCTCAACGTAACAATTGATACCGCTATCACAACACAGGTTACATCAGGTGTATCACTCTCATTCACACATGAGACAAAGGTATTCAACACCTACTTCGCAGGACAGCAAGCACTTGCTGAAGCCGTTGCTGAAGAGCCACATGTTGTTATCGGACCAGTCGTTGACAAGCTCATGCGTCACCGTCCACTCGGATGGTACGGCGTACTTGGCTTCGCTCGTTACCGTGAAGAAGCGCTTTACCGCGTTGAAACTTCATCTTCAATTAACTACTAATAGTTGACTGACGCTGGCAGAGGGGCAGTGATGTCCCTCTGCTGGAGTAAGTTCACTATAAAGGAGAACCATGGCTCAGTACTACTTCTCTCCACCGACAATCTCAGAAGGACCTGCTGGTGGTGGACGCCTATTCATTCGTTACCGATTGAACCGTGGCATCACCGTACTACGTACGCAGGGAGTCTGGTCTGAGATCCGTTACCCAACGGAAGATCAAACCCGTGCTGCTGAATGGGTATTCACAGGTGGCTACAAGAACCCAATCTCAGATGTACAAAGAACTGAGCTGATAGCCAACGGCTATGGCTCCTACATTACGTTGGAGTAACATGCATAAGCACATAAGTAAAGTAGCCCAGTGGGGCTCTGAACTTAAAGACGGAGATGTGCGACAGTTTGCATCATTATGGGGATGTACCCTATGTGATGTTGTCTCAGATAAACCATTTAAGTATGAAGAAGAAATCTTTATTGATCACTCGGATTGTGAAAACAATCCATGCTTTGGGTGTAAAGCTAAAACCCTACAGCTAGCCACTGGAGATGCGTCTGGCAATATCATAGCCAGCGGTACTACTCAGAAGAAGTGGGATAGCGAACTAGAGTTCTACAGAGATGCAAGAGCACAAGGCGTCCAGCCCGAAGGCACTAACCGCAAAGCTGTGGAGAAAGCGTTAGAGGCTTCCGCTGAACTTAATAAGCCCTATGACGCAGGCACCATGCCTAAGTCAGATCACATCACCAAAGAATCAGTAGCGGTTATGAAAGAGATAGGACAAATATAATGGCAGCAATGGGAATGACACCAATGTCTAAGAAGGCAGATGCTAAGCAAGATAAGAAGGCTATGTCAGGTATGAAGCCTGCACAGAAGTCAGCTTTCAAGAAGGCTGACGCAAAGATGGATGCAAAGAAGCCATCAGCTAAAGCAGACATGAAGATGGACAAAGCTCTAGCAAAAAGAATTATGAAGAAAGGCAAGTAATTATGTGTATTGAATGTGGTTGCACAGATGCAAATGGCAACGAGCTAGCAGTAACCATCAAAGCCCCCGTACGAGTAGCACCAGGACAAGACGCCTCTGCTATAAGCGGTTTTGATGTACCCCTAACCGATCGAAAAGGAAGATAACAATGTCAGCAGATATGATGAACCCAAAGAAGCGTAGCGCAGCTACAGATGTCTCATCAGTAAACAAAGCAGACTTCATGGGCGGCGTCGCTCCTGCAGTTGCAAACATTTACCCAACACGCATGGGCGATGGAACAGCTAATGGTCCAGCACAGCTTGTTCAGGGTGTTTACGTACAGCCTGAAGGCGGACGTGCTAAGTAATGCCTAATCGCATTCCTACACCAGGCATCCCAACTCCTGCAGTACGCAAGTCACCAGCAGCCCAAAAGGCTATGACTGGTGAAGCAGCAATTGCACAGTACCAGAAGGAAATTTCTCCATCTGGTATGGCATCTGCTGCTGCTGCTAACCGCAAAGCAATTGATAAGAAGTACCCAGGTCTTTACATTACTCCAAAGCCAAAGGCTAAGTAGTGACAGAGCACATGGGCTTTAAGAAAGCACAGAAGTCAATTGCTAAGAAGCAAGGAATCCCTATGAAGAATGCTGGCGCAATTCTTGCTGCCGGTGCACGTAAGGCTTCCCCAGCTGCAAAGAAAGCAAACCCTAACCTAGCAAAGGTTAAGGGAACAGCCAAGAAAGGCAAGTAAATGTCAGACCCTAGACTAAAGCGGGCAGGAGTATCGGGCTTTAATAAGCCTAAGCGTACACCAAGCCATCCAACTAAGAGCCATGTAGTGGTAGCCAAAGACGGTGACAAGGTCAAGACTATCCGCTTTGGTCAACAGGGAGTAACAGGCGATCATAAGCCAACAGCACGTCAGGCTTCATTCAAAGCCCGTCATGCTAAGAACATTGCCAAGGGCAAGATGAGTGCCGCATATTGGGCAGATAAGGTGAAGTGGTAATGACATACGGTAGAGCAGGAAGCACACTACGTGATGAACTTAATCGCCTTGCTAATGGCGGTGGTACTTCATACCCGGCATACACAGAATACCTTGCAGAGCAAGGTGCAGCTAACAAGTGGGCTGGCATTACTAACGGCAAGCTTGGTGTTGTAGGCGCACTCAATAAAAAGTACGGCACCACAAATCCAGCAGCATATGTTGGTCTTAACAAGATCTGCAATCTTCTTGCAGGAACCACAGGGCTAGAAGCCGTGACTGCACTAAGAGAGGTTGCAAGTTAAAGATGGCAACTACACTTAAGAATATTATTGAGGATGTCCAGTTGGACATGCAGGGTTACACCTATCGTCAAGACCGCGCTACCTACTTGACTCAAGCTTGCACCTCTGGTGACTTGCTTCTCTACGTTGGCTCTACTGATAACATTGGTAAAGGCATCATTGAGATTGAAGGCGAAATGATGTGGGTAGATGCTTATGACAAGCAGGCTAACACATTGAACATTGCCCCATTTGGTCGCGGCTATAACAGCACCACTGCTGCTGCCCACTCTTCCAACGTACAGGTAATCATTACCCCTACCTACCCACGCAACGCTGTCAAGCGAGCAGTCAACGACACAATTAACTCAGTCTTCCCAAAGGTATTTGCCGTAGGCAAGCAGACCTTCAGCTTCCTTGCTTCTCGTACTACATACCAGATCAATTCGGAAGCACTTCAAATTTTACACATGGCTTGGCAGACCGTAGGTCCTACAAAGGAATGGCTTCCTATCCGCCAATGGCGTTGGGATCCTCTAGCCAGCTCAACTGCATGGACACCAGATAGCACAGACACAGCTAACTCACGTACTGTTTCTCTCTATGACAACATTCTTCCTGGACGTACAGTCCAGGCTGTCTATGCACGTGTGCCTTCTAATATGAATAACGAAACAGATGACTTTGAATCTACTACAGGTTTGCCTTCATCTATGCGAGATGTGATTATTTACGGAGCAGCATGGCGTTTGTCATCTTACGTAGATCCAGGTCGTATCTCTATTACCTCTGCTGCTGCGGATGAATTGGACACTAAGCGTCCATACGGCACAGGCTCAAACATTACTAAACAATTACTTGCCCTCTATACACAGCGCCTCGAAGAAGAGTCACTGAAGCAAAAGGTCCAGTTCCCAGTCCGAGTCCACTACAGCCGATAGGGTAGCCAATGACAACTCGTAAGTATACATCCCGCTCACAGCAAACCACACTGTCAAGTGCCGTCACATCCGGTGCTACGGTAATCCCAGTTGTTGCAGCAACCACCCTTCTTGGTGGAGCTACAATCTCAGCTGGTCAGACAATGACAGTTGTCATCGATCCAGATACAGCACTTGAAGAAGTCATTGATATTTACTCTGCTGGTGGCAACCCAGTATCGGGTAACAACCTTACAGTAACAAGAGCAATTGATGGTTCAACCGCACAAGACCACGCAGCTGGTGCTGTAATCCGACATATGATTATTGGTCGTGATCTTCGTGAAGCTAACACTCACATTGAAGCATCTGCTGCATACAATGATGGTACTGGTACACATACACTCCACGGACTTAGCGGTTCAGATGGTTCTCTAGTAGGTACGGCTGCTACTCAAACACTTACAAACAAAACTTTAACTAGCCCTACAATTTCAGGCACACCAGTTATTACTGGTTTGTCTAGTTCTGGGATGTCAGACTCATCTGCTACACCTAAGAATTATGTTGATTCAATTCTTGGTTCTGCAACTTCTGCGAGCACATCCGCTTCTTCCGCTGCAACTAGTGCATCAAGTGCTGCAACTAGTGCATCATCCGCAAGCACATCTGCTAGTTCAGCAGTAACATCACAAACTGCTGCAGCAACTTCAGCAACATCTGCTGCTGCATCTGCAACCGCTGCATCTACTAGTGCTACATCTGCTGCTAACAGTGCAACTACAGCAAGTAACTCTGCTTCTGCAGCAACTACATCTGCTTCTTCTGCTGGTACATCTGCTACATCAGCAGCCGCATCAGCGACTGCTGCTGCTACCAGTGCTACATCTGCGGCGGCTTCTGCCACCGCTGCTGGTAGTTCTGCTACATCTGCATCTAATAGTCTAACTAGTATAACAGGACAAACTGGTTCTGGTCTAGTTAGAGACATGGGTTCAATTGACGAGGCAGATACAACTACAGCCACATATATAAATATTGCTACAGTTCAAGCTGCTGCTGCTACAAGTGCAGCCTCAGCATCAACTTCTGCAAGTTCGGCTGCTACTTCTGCTAGTTCTGCACAAACCTCGGCTTCATCTGCAGCCGCTGCTACAAGTGCCGTGGCTACTTCAGCCTCTTCTGCTCAAACAAGCGCCACAAGCGCGGCTACTTCAGCAACGTCTGCAGCGGCTTCTGCTACGGCTGCAGCCACAAGTGCAACTTCGGCTGCTAATGCTGTGACCAGTGCTGTGCTACTGGCTGGTAGCACAATGACTGGTCCTCTTATACTCAGTGGTAATCCAACTAACGCTTTAGGTGCTACTCCTAAGCAGTACGTAGATTTGGTTACTGCAGGTATTAATTTCCACGCTCCAGTACAAGCAGCATCAGTAAGTAATCTTTCTGTTGTGTATAACAATGGTACTTCTGGTATAGGTGCAACTCTTACTGCTGATACNAACCGTGCGTTTAGCACACTTGATGGACAAACAATATCTGTTGGTCAACGTGTGCTTATAAAAGACCAGACAACACAATTGCAAAATGGTATTTACACATTAACCACAGTTGGTAGCGGTTCAGCACCTTGGGTATTAACTCGCGCATCAGATGGAGATAATAGTGTTGCTGGTGAAATGGCTAATGGAGATGTTATCTTTGCCATTGGTGGAACAACCAATGCTGGTAAAACTTTTGTTAACTCAAGCACTGGGACAATTACTATTGGTACGACTGCTATTACATATAGTGCGTACTACGCAGGACTACCAGCGCAGACTGGTAGTGCTGGATATTTCTTAACCACAGATGGAACAACTCCTTCGTGGGCTAGCCTCTCAGATTGGGGAACAGTATAATGGCATTTGCCTTTCAACGCCGTAGAGGTACAACCTCTGCACATACTTCATTTACTGGTCTATTGGGTGAACTCACCGTAGATACAGATAAAAAAACCGTAGTAGTACACGATGGCTCAACAGCAGGTGGAACACCTTTGTCTAAACAGCGTGCAACTACTGGTACAACATCTGGTGCAACATACACACTAGCCTTGGCTGATGCTAACAACATTGTTACAACAACCAACACAACAGGTGTAACAGTTACAGTACCTGCCAGCGTATTTGCTGCAGGAGATAACATTACTATCCTTCAAGATGCAGCAGGTCAAGTTACTTTTGCTGCTGGCTCAGGTGTAACAATCGTTTCAACTGGTGCTACAACAGCAGCGCCCAAGATTCGTGCAGCCTACGCAGGTGCTACCGTCTACTACAAAACAGGAGGCGCTTCACCTACGGTTACTATTGTAGGAGATATTGCCTAATGAGTCCTATACTTAAAGGTGTAGTCGCCTCTCAAATCACAGGGCATCTATCCACCAACTCCTTCGAGTCAATCCAGACTGTCACAGTCGGTTCGGGTGGGCAGAGTTCAATCTCGTTCACCTCAAT